CCGAATTTTAACCACCCAGTTCAAGCTATCAAAATGACTAGCATGAACTACACCCCCCTTTCTTACGAAGAGCAGCGTGGATACTCCATCTATCCTGAGCAACTGCAACAATGGGCGGACATGACGAGCGATAAGACCACTCCCACGAGCTGGCCCGTTTGGAAGTTCGTTCCACGATGCGTTGACCCGAAGATGGTACGCGCCGCTTTTCAGAACTTCGCACAGTTCAAGACTGGATCCGACGACGATAACAACGACGGAGGATCTATGTTCGAGGATGTGAACCACGTTTACCAAGGTTACTTTGGTGAATATGAGTTTACATACCCTTACCTTGAATTTGAACAACTCCAAGATCTCTGGGTTCACATCATGTGGACCTCGGTCATCGTGTGTATCTTCCTGGGACCACCCGCCTTCAAATATTCCATCGCGCTATCTAAGCGTTGGTTTAACCACTTGAAGGAAGTGTTGGCTCCTACTCAGTACATACCTGACGATTTGGACGCAGGGCCTGTACCAGTTGGTCAGACCTCTGTTGTCCAATTGCCTGATGGGACGTTGCGGACGTTGGTGCTCGTTGACGGCAAAGCTGTCGCCACGATGCCCCTCGCCCGCTTTACCCCTCTAGAAGGATTTCCAAACCGCCCCGGAGCGACGATTGACATTGTCCCCGAGATGGCAGTTCACGGAGCGGCCCAACACATTACGGCCCCCGTGAAGGAAACCAAGACAGGCGTGATCTACGAAAATGCTCGCGGTCAAAAGGTAGGATGTGGCTTCGTCATCCAGTGGGACCAAAGATTCATCTTGGTTACCGCTGAACACGTTCACGAACAAGCGGAACAGGTACGCGGCGCTAACGCGCGAACGGCCTTCTCTGTTAAACGTTTTCGTCTTGACGACCCCAAAGCCTTCCCTCCCGAAAACCACATCACCTCTCATGACGTTCGTTTCACTACGATTTCCAGGGACTTGATGGCCGAGATGTCCGTGTCGAAAAGGAAAGACCCCTCCACAGTTTACGCAGGAAGTGCTAATGTTTTTCTTTTGCGTGGGAAAGGAGTTGACGCTCCGACTACCATCCTCAATAGATTTCACAAAAGCCCTTCCGGCCCTATGCAATTCACGCATTCGTCTATCACCATGGGCGGCGACTCAGGGTCTCCGATCGTTAACGCGAGCCGGAGACCGATTGCCGTCCACACCAGTTCAAGCGAAGACAACAACATCAACATTGCTGTTCCGCTGGTCCCCCTCTTACGAGTACTCTTCCCCCTGGAAGTCAACGTCGTGGAGGAGTCCAATACTGACAACCTCACACGTCTATACTCTAGGTATAGTGGGGGAGACTTTCGCGACGCCTTTCTTACCACCAAGAAGGACCGCCGCAAGGTTCGCTGGATCCACACGGCCGGCCACCCCTCCATTGCCATGGGCAGTGGAGGAGAGTATGCCGCCTACACGGAAGACGACCTCAATGACCCGACGTTTTGGGGCAATAGGTCGGATAGTGACGACGACATGGAAGACATTGCGGGGTACCTCGACGAACACGTCCGAGGTTTGCGTTTCGAGAGCACGACGCCGCCGAAGAAGACACCCGAACGACCGCCCGTCCCCCCACCCCCTAGCCCGTCTGTCGAGAACCTCCCCCTCAGGGAGGATTTCTGCCAAGGACTTCGCCCTCCGCGAGTCTTTGTGACGGCCAAGACGGAGGGACCCCCGACGCGACTGACACCACAGTCCATTGGGGAGCAGCAGAGGAGTTCTACGGTCTACCATCCGTCGGCACAATCGACTGGAAATCGCCGTCCAGACCCTCCAAGAAGTTTAGTGAGATTCCAATCGGGATCCTCGAAGCCTTTCCCGAGATCAACGGCCACAAGTTTCCCCCGTCTAACTCGTCCTCGATCGCAAAAGCGTTGGGAATTGCTGTTGGAGGAGCGACAGCCGAGCGTCCCCTTGATGCCGGACCCTCAGAAGGCGAACACCACATCGGTGACTGGCAGCCCCCCCCCTGCTTCCTTGCCCCTACCCTCGAAGGTTTCAAAATCCTCGCGGCGCAGGCAGCGCAAGAAGTTAACGGAAAGAGCAGCCCTGGCTACCCCCTCAAAAGGATCACAGCCACCAACGCCCAAGCACTAGAAAATTTCTCGGAAGAGATCTTTGACAGAGTTGCGCGGCGACTGATGTTGATGTGCGAGTATGACTCGCGCACACTTGATGCAATTGAGCTTGTGCGGAATGGATATCGAGACTTAGTGTCTCCATTCACGAAGCATGAGCCTCACCCCCCCCGGAAGGCCGATCTGGAGGCGTGGAGAATCGTTCAGTGTGTCAGCCTAGTTGATCAGTTGGTCGAGAGGGTTATCTACTCTCGTCCAGTCCTTGCCATCAAGAGGTTGTATCCTACCTCCGACGCTGTCGTCGGCATAGGCTTTACCGACCAAGACACCAAAATCTTCCACGCACAAGTCCGCAGTGACTTGGGACCGAACCTGAAAGCGACTGACATCGCTGGATGGGACCGCTCCCTAGGAGCTGGCTGGGTTACTGAAGCCGGCGAGTCGATCATCCGATCCTCCCGTATTCCTTGTGCCCCCTGGGAGAATGCGGTGCGCAACCATGTATATGGGTTGACGCGTCCCGCTTTCGTAGTCCCGAACGGCGGCATCCACCGAGTTCTCACAAGAAACTCCCCTGGTGGAATGCTGTCTGGGTCCTTCATGACCACCACCTTGAACACTCTGGCCAGGCTAGACGTTGCTCGAGTCGCTGGAGCTGTTAGAGCAAAAGCTGCTGGAGACGACTGCCTTGAGTTGTTTACAGATGGGTACGACTACATTGCGGCGTACGCCGAACTCGGTTTTACCATTCGTGAGAGTCTCACGGTCGCTGAAACCTTCGATTTCTGTTCACATGTCTATAGAGACGCGAGCCCTGACCGGGCCCCTCTGGTGACGTGGATGAAACTGACGTTGAGGTACTTTCTGCAATCAAAGATTAGCATAGAACAGTATTGTGCCGCTCTCTTTGAGCTGAGACACAACCCTGAACTTGAAAATCTGAGGCCTTACTTCAAAGCCCGCTATGAACTCCACAATCCCACTTCGGGGACGGAAGTGGAACAAAAGTTCGAAAATAGCAAACAAAATGGCCAACAACAAGAACAAGAGCAAGAAGTCCAGCCGTTCCTCGCGGAAGCGAGCGAACTACACGTACCAGGTTCCCACCCGGAATCAGCGTAGTACGTTGTCGGCTGGCTCCTCCGGGAGCGCTTTCAAGAGCGTTCACGGAATGATGAACGCCTTCGCTGATGATGCGAAGGGCATCAAAATGCCTGATGATGATTCGGCGAACAGCGTAGCTGTACAGCTGCGTGACACGTTCACGATGACGACTGATGCAAACGGATTTGCAGCGGCCTCGGTTCAACCGAACCTCTCCGCTGTCTTTCGAGAAGCTACTACTATCCCCGGTGGCGTTCCCACTGGGTACGGTATCGACGTTGGTATGTCCAACCTCGGAAGCATCCAGGTTTCCCTGGATCAGATTCGCATCGTCTCGTGGGCGGCTCGTATCTATTCGACTCTCCCTCCCACCGAACAAGGTGGGGCTCTCCGCGTTTTGCGCTCGTCTGAACGAGCCACCGCGGGAGCAGCCTTGACTGGCGGACTGTTTGATTCCGTTGACACCTTCCCGGTGTCCGGAGCTGATATAGTCTTCCTCTCCAAACCAAAGGGTACAACTTTCAAAGAGTACAAGAGCACCACTACTACACATGAGTACGGAGCGTGCAACTTCTACGTCTACGGAGCTGAACCTGCGAAAGTCTCCGCTTTCACGGTGGAGGTTGTCTTCAACATTGAAGGCACAGTCAAACTCGGAACCACGGTCGCGGCCTTGTCCACTCCTGGCAAAGAGCACGACATGGTGGCGATGAGTGCGGCCTCAAGGGCCCACTCTCGTCACTCCGGCGTCCATGCCCATGGACCTTCCTTCTACTCAAAGATGGGAAATTTAGCGAAAACCGCGTTGTATGACGTGGCATCCTCTTTCCTCCCTGGCGTAGCTGGAAAAGTCGCTTCCTGGCTCAATCCGAGTCGAAGAGGACGAACGTACCCGATGATTCAGAATGTTGATTGATTGGTTAGTCTGCGTGGACTGCATAAACACGTTTGGTCTGCGCCGACCTAAAACGCGAGCAGACCCCCCATCCCAGGGGGGTTGCAGGTTTCAATAGAAATGTTGTCGATAAAGACTACCTACTTGAATGAAAGACGGCAAGAGCCATGAAAACGGTATGACGGTTAAACACCTGACTGGTTTCCATGGTCCTTGC